CCCGCATCCAAGGCCAAGTCCACGATAGACTCGTAAAATGCTGCAAGCAGCGTCTCGCTAGTGGTCAAATCGAAGGCCTTATAGTCTCCCGCTAGACGGCGGGTAGCATGTCGGGACTCCAACGAGCACTGCAAAGCCTCCCAAGCCGGTCCTTGGGGGTCTATGCCGACCATGCACTCGTACCCGGGGCGACCCTGGAGTCTGCTGACGAAAGGCATAAGATACATGCGCACAACCAAGTTGAGCGCCATGGCCGCTACGTAAAACGCGCGAATCTTGGTCTTGCCTAGCGCAACGGCCTCGTCCTTAAGCGAAGCCCGGAAGATGGCCAAGTCCGAGTCCCCACGCGCTAAAGCTTCTATAAGCGCAAGCACCTCAGCACACACCTCGGGATCGGGATAAAAATTGTCCCTACCAGGAATAATGTGGTCGCTATCGCTAGGATGAAACCGCGTACAACTCTCATCAGTACAGCTCCGCGTGCAGGCAAGATCAACATACCTGAGCTTATGGCCCTTACGACCAAATCCCGCAGAAGTGCCCAACTGTAACGTAGGCTGCACCCCATCTGTGTTGGTTGCCTCAAACAGCGATGCCGGGCGCGCAGGCGCCGCATCTCCCAACACGATGCGCAAAGAGACCTTGAGGTCGCGCAAGGCTTGTTCAAGCACAAGGGGCTCAAATGCCGAATCCTTCGTCGCCATAGCCTCCAGAGGACGAATGTAATGCGTCATACTGCGAGTGTCGACGGGAAAGCCGTGCGCCCGGGGGCCTAGCACGTCATCCACGGGACCCGGTTCGTAGAACATACCTCGCACCAGGTTCGACTTGAACGTGTTCAACGAACTAACGTTCACCCCCTGCTCATTTTCCAGCACGCCAAGGGGTTGCACATAAGGCAAATCCTGAGGCAGTAGCGGGTGCGATCGTGAAGTGTTCAGGCGAAGGTCCGATGGCTGTCCAAACAACCTCGCGCTTCCTTGGTAGGTGGCCGTGGCGAAATACGCATCGGCAGCCGATACCATAGACTGCGTAAGTGGCGCTGTAACCACCAAGTCCTCACCGCCAACCCTAGTGACGCCGGAGTGCAAGCCGGCCACGCAAATAGATGGCGCACCACCTACACGCGCGCTAATAAGCAACGGGGACCCGCAATCCCCCGCCAAGGTCAGCAACCCGACTGGAGACATAGCAATCACTGTGTGGACATCTTGACCGAAACGCAC